GTTGGATAGCTATTAATAAATCTACAGGAGAGTGGGCAGTATGTGAAACGCCACAGATTCAAGATGAATACAGAGATAGATTTATTAAACAAGCTACTGACAATTACAAAGCATTAAGAGATAAAACTCCATTTAAAAAATGCTTTGATGATGTAGAAGAAACATTTAGAGGTAAACCTACAGGCAATAGAGTTTTGGATAGAGTATGTTCTTTCTGTCCATACAAGGTACCTTGTTGGGGTAATAATTTAAAACATTTACCACAACAACAATCTAAGGGAAAGAATCCTAAGTGGGTATGGTATACCCAAGTGAATAATCCTAAACAGGAAGATTCACAGGGAGATAGTGGGGAGTAGTTTGAGGGGTCTGCTCCCCACTAGTATGTATGCATTTATATTTTGTTTTATATAAAAAAAAGAAAGATGAAGACTATAAAATATTTACAAATGTTTTATTTGATGCTGAAGATAAAGCAGAACTCTTTGGTAAAAAGAGTATGAAGAGAGGCTACGAACATAAAGTAGTAGAATATAATAAAGAAAACGTAGACAAGTATTGGTATAAACATGGCAAAGAAAACTAAAAAAGAAGATTTTAATAATGCAATCAAGGTATTAATTACGCCTTGGGAAAGAGGATTTACTTGTGGTATTGTAATGGAAAGCAAAGCAAAGATGACCACAGAACAATATGAATTATGCTCTACAATAGCTAGAGGCATGATAAAGGCAGCAACTCAAGACCCCCAAACTATTTTTGTTTATGGGCTAAAAGGTTTTGCTGATGACAAACGAGACCCCAATAAAGAAAATCTTACAATCAATTCTGTTGCAGAGTTTGATGAAGAAGATAATGTGATTGACTTTATTGAATACTTAAAACAAAAACGTGAAAAGGAGTTAAACTAATGGCAACGCACTTAGTTATAGGTGACCCTCATTGCACACCTAAAGTAAGCAATGATAGATTTCTGTGGGCAGGTAGACTAGCCGCAGATATAAAAGCTACCCATGTAATATGTATGGGTGACTTTTGTAGTATGGATTCTCTATCAACATATGATAGAGGTAAGAAATCTTTTGAAGGCAGAAGATACCAACAAGATATGGATCATTCGCATCATGCTTTATCTTTATTTAATAAAGGTCTAGGCAAACATAAACCTAGAAAGATTATGTTGCATGGAAATCATGAAGACAGAATAGATAGATTTGTAGAAGAGAATCCAGAGTTAGAAGGTACTATGAAAATATCTGATCTACAGTTTAAAAAATATGGTTGGCAAGAAATACCATACAAACAATTTAAAGTTGTAGATGGTGTATACTATGCACACCACTTTCCATCTGGTATTATGGGTTCAGCAATATCTGGTGAGAATATTGGTAGATCACTCTTGACAAAACATAAAGTTTCTGCTACAGTAGGACATAGTCATTTATTAGATTATGCTGTATCTACTTTACCTAGTGGTAAAAAGATTCATGGGCTATCTGCAGGATGTTATTTAAATCACTCCGAACACTTTGCTAGAGATACTCAGCACATGTGGTGGAGAGGTTTGATAATTAAAAGAGAAGTAAAAGATGGTGATTATAATCTAGAGGCTATAGACATTAAAACAATTAGGAGAGAATATGGCAAACGTTAAAAAGCAAATAAAATATAATGGTAATAGTTATGTTCTTAGCAATAGTATTAATTCCATTGCTGATACACATGATAATGTAAATTCACCTAATCATTACAAACAAGGTAAGAAAGAAACTATTGATGTTATCCGAGATTGTATGACAGATGATGAGTATCATGGTTATTTAAAAGGTAATGTATTAAAGTATGTTGCTAGATATAAATTTAAAGGTGAGCCTTTGCAAGATTTAGAAAAGGCTAACTGGTATTTAAATAGATTAATACAGGAGGTTAAATAATGTCTGCAATAAAACAAGCACATATTGAAGTTGTTGATTTAGTATGTGGATGCTTACAAGAAAACAAAACATTATCTCAAACAGTTAATGAACTTAAAGAACTACAAGAATTAAAGATGAACCATAATCCTTATCTTAGTGATCAAGAGTTTATTGAAAAAACTTACTATGAATATAGAGGTTACTAATGGATACTAAACTATTACTTGTAGATGCATTAAGAAAAAAGTATGAGGCAGAAATTGCTGATGCTTATGCATCTGCTTTAATATATCTTAATTCATCTGTAGGTATTGGTGAGCACCCACAATTTGTAGAAGAATTATCTAAACTAGTTGATAAAATATCTAGTGCAGATGAAAACATAAATACCCTCAATAAATATTTTACTGATAAATAGGGAGGGAATATGAGTAAAGAAACAAACAAACCTAGTCCTAAGACTTATCTTATAACATCTGAACAGTTAATGGATATTATGAGATACTTAATGACTAGACCATATGGTGAAGTAGTTAAACTAATGAATGTGTTATCAGCCTTGAGTCCACTAGACCCAAGAATTGGTGCAGATTTTATAAAAGCAAGCGAGGAAAAGAATGAAAGAAGAAAAGGATAAGATAAAAGAGCCAGACGATATATCAAAGTACACTGGTATATTATTTGAATTAAAGATTGGTTTAAATAAAAACAATGCTGTTGTTATAGACTATGGTGGAAAGCCTGTTACTAAAATTAGAGAGGCACTTAAAGGTTATCCGTTTCATGCTAATCTTTGTGCATCAATAATTAATCATGCTAACACTATTGGTAAAAAACTACAAGAAGATGTTAAACAGATTATACAAAAAATTTAGATATTACTTTTGGCATAACTGTGTTATGGATAAACTAGAAGGTTATGCTAGTACATTAAGTAACTGGTTTTGGACTAAGCGATGGAGTGATCCTTCACTTTATCGTAAGGCCCAAAAAAAAAGGAACCCAAGATAACTTAGGTTCCGAGTCGTGTTGCCTTGCTGTGGGGGAGTCTTTATGGCTCCCCTTTTTTATGCAAATAATCTATCTGTTTGCTGTTTAGCTTTAGTTAGTTTGATAGGTTTGCTTAATATATCTTTCTGTAATTTTTTAGGTAATCTCATTTTTATAATTTCATGTTTATAACCTATGTCAGAACTTTTTTCTCTCATCTTATCAAAGTATTCTAATATATAAGAGTTGTAATTATTTATATCAGTGCCACCACTAGGCATTACTGATGATATTGGCATTTGTAAATTAATATCAGCAATATCCCATACTCCCGATAAAGAAGAGTAGTTTGGTTGTGATTGTAATGCATTGTCTATTGGTGTATTAGGTACTACCCACATATAATATTTTTTATCATTGTCAATATCTGGATTGTCCTCAATTAAATTATCTAATATACTTTCTCCAGATGCTCTACCTGTTTCAGTAAATATAGTAGTATAATCTGGAAGTGTTACTGCAGGATTATCTGCTCTTTCTGGATCCTCAAATCTACCTGTAACTAAATCATTTATTGTACTAGCTAATAAATTACCAGATATTTCACGCAATACAAATCCATCTCTTAATGCTCTTGTAGTTCTACGAGTTATACTTCTTGCATCACCTTCTTCTGTTGGTTCATTTAAACCAACATCATCAAATTCTTTTAACTCACCTTTACCAGGAAGTTCAACTGTTTCTAATTTTACATTATATTTATCTGCAATTTTTTCTAATTGTTTATATACAATATCATCATAGAATTTTTTTAAACCTTCTTTATCTTCCATGGGTTGCCCTTCATATCTATCAAATTGTATTTGACCATTAGTAATTCCTATACTATCTAAATCTTTTTCTACTGCTTTTTTTATCATAGCATTTAGTATTAACTCTACATACTTTTTAGATTCAGTTATAGGTAAACCTGGTACTCCATATGTTCCACTTTCTTTAAAATATTTTATTGCCTCGTCTATACTATTAACATTATTAAAAATAGACTCACCATGTTCGCCATCCTTTGTAAATATTTCAAATCTATTATTTCTTTCTTTAAGTATTGGTATTACTCTTCTAGTTGAGTATCCTGTAGGCTTAAACTCTATATAACTTTCATAGTTTTCATTTTTAGGCAGACCACTTCTTTTACCATATTCCTCTTGGGGTAAAATTTTATATTCTATATTATTTTTATTAAGGTAATCTACAATGTCTCGGTTATCAATAACAGTATGATCTTCAAAAGTTCCTTTCTTTTGTATTTTTTGTATCATATCTGATTGTATTTCATCTATGATAAAAGTATCTTCTAGTTGTCTAGATGCATTTTTTAAAATTTTATCTTCAGTGCTTAATGCTGTCCCTTCAGCTTCTTTTGCATCTAATCTTTTTTCTACAGCATCAGCATTAAAGTATCCTGTTTGTGCTCTAGCATGGGCTATAGCATTACTTGCATATTCTTTAGCAAAATGAGCAGGATCAGCTGACCATTGTTCTGGCCCATCTACTTGAAAAACATATTGCTCTACACTAGATTTATATCCTTCCATAGTAGGAAGTTTAACATCACCTGCACCTAGTATTTCTCTAGTACTTTCACTAGCACGAGCCCTTTTACCACCTGCACCTCCAATTGAAAAAGCTGTAAAATCATATTGATCTTCTAAAGGTACTTCAACTACACTTAGTTTATCTGCAATATTTTTTTGCTCTACAAAATCTAATAAGTCTTGTTTAGTTATAGATTCATTACCTTGTAAATAATCTGATAAACCAAGGTAATCCATTTCTTCTTTAGTAGAATTACTCTGTACAATACTTTTCCATTTACCTTTAGTAAATTTATTTTGTTTAGCATT